CCCCTCTTATATCAAGCAACTTGTGGTTGCTTTGCCATATTCAGTTGTGCATCCTTAAGAAGTTTTTCTTTTTTTGCTTTTTTCTTTAAATATCGAACGAAGTAAGTGTTCATTTTACACCTCCTTTGGATTTCTCCATATGAAGTTTATTTCCATTTTCATCAACGTAAAACATAGATCCACGATAGATTTCTACATGTGGTTCAATCTTAAACGTTTGATTTGGTCGGTCGGTAGTGTCATATTCAACACCACGATATACGACTTTTGACATTAGGGTTCTCCTTAATTTTGAGGTTAAAGAGCGTTCCTTCAGTCGGCTTTTGCGTTCGCTATTTGCGAATAGCGAATGAACGATCCGTTCCGAGTCGGCTTACTTCCGTCCCATAGGGATGAACGTGTGGATATTTAGCATAAAACTTTTGTAATATTTGTTACCGTTCTATATAACTCAAAGTATGATTTTGGGCATAAAGTTGTTGAATAATAATATCACAACCAATTTTGGGGTTGCAATCACCACAAGTGTAAACATCTACTGCTGCCTTACCTTCCTCTGGCCATGTATGAATACTGATATGACTTTCAGACAACAAACAAAGCACAGTAACTCCTTGCGGTTCAAATTTTTTAGAGATAGTCTGAACCACAGTAGCTCCACTTGCAACTGCTGCGTTTTCTAGTAAGTCTATAAGACAACGCTCGTCGTCCAAAAGGACAAACGAGCATCCATACAAGTTAAGTAGATAATGCTTTCCCATTTTACAGTGGATTCTCCTCCGCTTCCCTAATCAATGAACTCACGATATCTTCTGTGCCGTCCATTGTTTTGATAGCATACAGAGATGATTTTTGATATTTTTTAATTTTTTTATATTGCTTCAAAACAATATCTATATTATCTATGTCAATGGTAATATTAGCGTCTTTACCAATTCTATTTTCTTTACCTTGACCACCAAATCCTGCACTCATTTTTTCTTTTTCTTATCAGGTTGTTTGTATCCCCACAGTTTGGGATTTGTTCTTCCATATCCAAAATCAATTTTTTTAATTGATTCGGGACCATACTTATCATAATACATATCAAAAATTCTAACTCGTGACCCCCTAACTAAATCAATGTCAATATTATTTTCGTCAGTATACCAAATCAAGTATGCATCACTTGGAAATGAGGAATCTTTTGTTTTTTCGAGTGTAGTTTTTTCTAAAATAATTTCGCATCCATATTCATGAGGCAGAACTTTATTAATTTTATTTTTCTTTTCTGCCATTTTTTTATTTTCCATCAATACTACACTCATGAACGACCACCCCATTGAATATCGGGATAAGATTCAGAAACAATTTCTTTGGTTATTTTATATTTAGTTTGAAGTTTTTTGTCCTTTATAAGAACCAGTATTTCTGCTTCTCTAGGATGAAGTCCCTGCAAAATATTAATAAACATAGTTTCTCTTCGAAGAGAACTCAAAGTGTTATTACCACCTTTCACAAAGTTATAAAACATCTGATATTCTTTTCGAATTGAAGATCTACCTTGGTCCATGGATCCAAGAGAATTAGAACTCAGCTCATCCATTTTAGAAACTGCATCATCAATTTTAGAACTCAAAGTTCCACTATAAGATGTTTGTTCTCCTGCACTTGCGTAAGGAACATCTCCTTCGGGAAGAAGTGATATCACAGTTTCATCAAAATTCCAAATGAAAATTGTTTTTAAAGAATCGTGTTCATAAGTTTTAAGAATCTCTACTTTTTTTGCATTTGACCTTTGCTTAGATACAAGATCTAAAATTTCAAAAATAAATGGATTTGTTGGAAGAACTTCAGGTTTATCCTCAATTTTCTTCTTCGTCTTCGTCGTAGTCGTAGTCATAATCGTTTTCAAATCGTACAGATACTATTTCGTCAGGTATCACCTGCCCATTTTCATCAAAGAACTCTGGATGTAAGTATGGAGGTTTTGATTCCAACAAATGTCTGTAGGTTAACCATCCAATTATACCTCCTACCATAAAAAATAGCAATGTGAACATCGTAACGAATGTTATTACATATGCTGTTTCCATTTTTCCTTCTCCAGAGAGTTTATTTTTTTCTAATATCAAAATGAAATTCAATGAATAAATGAAACTCCCTACGAAAGAGAGAAATCATTTTACCAAACTTCACTTGAAAAGTTTTTGGTGTTGATGATTTTCTCCTCCTATTGCGTAGTAATAATTCAACACCTCTATTAATTTGAGGTTCTGATTTATTTAGTTTGCTTCTTCCGTCTTCCTGGCCTCTTGTCATGATTATATCTCCAGGCATCTTCAAGAATACCGTAAAGGTAATTTCTTATTTTTCTTGCTTGTGGTTTTGGAATATGACCATAACCTTCACGAAGTTGTTTATGAATTTCATCAGAACCACCCTCAAGATAATCGTCCAAATCCATTACAAGATTGTTGATTTCGTTAGCTGTATTACTCTCAATAAATTCTTCAATTTCTACTTTTTTAGCTCCACGAATTTTTAAGTAATCATAAAACTTCAAAACAAATTGCCCATTGAAAGCAAGATCGATTGCCTTTTCAACATCAAAATAAACTTCGTGAAAAGTAGATTTCATTAGACTAAATTTTGCTCCTTAAGGTATTGAACAGTGTCTGTGCATCCACCAAGATGTTGGTCATCAACAATTACTTGAGGAAAGGTAGAACCTTCGCCAAATTCGGCATAAAATTCATCCCTGGTAAAATCAGTATTTAATTTGTAAACCACATGTTGCAGTTGTGCTAACTCTAGCACTTGTTGAACTTTTGTGCAATATGGGCAACCGTCTTTTGAATAAACTGTAAATTTCATAATTTTTTACAAAACTGAAAGTTATTTAGCATTAACTGGAATTCTTTGATCTTCTGGAAGTCTCAATACTCCAGCATTCAAAAGTTGTTCCTTTCTTGGAGCACATTCATTTTCTTGTATGCCTGCAGTGGTAATATTTGTGGTTGGTAATGCTTTCGGAATTTCAATATCAACAACTGGTCCCATCATAAACTTATTTCTTGTAATGGTTCTGTTCTGTGAATCAAAAGATACCATCATAAGAGCATCTATTTCTTCGCCACAATCAGCAATTTTTCTTCCGGTTTTGATTTCAATTACCGAAAAGTAATCTTCACTATTATACTTTTTCATTCTTTAAAGTCTTTTGATTATTATAAGTCTTTATTGGTGGTCTGTAAAGTTGAGGCCAAGTATCTCTGACAATTTCTGCGAGTTTATATGGAGTTGTGGATGATATCATAAATCTTGTGTAATCGACAATATAAACATAAAAACTCCGAAGAGTTGAAAGAGGAGGAGGATTAGAAGAAATGTCATAAAAAAAAGGAGTCCCTCTAGAACTCCCTTATTTATTTTAGAGTGCGTTGCCTCTCGGTAGAACTTCCTCTGGGAACACAAACTGCTCATGAGGTTGATCTACAGGAGCCATCCAGGCACGAAGACCTTCATTGAGTAGAATGTTCTTAGTGTAAAATGTCTCGAATTCAGGGTCTTCTGCTGCACGAATCTCCTGACTTACAAAGTCGTAAGCACGAAGATTGAGAGCCAAACCAATAATACCAATAGAAGAAGTCCAAAGACCCATAACGGGAACGAAAAGCATAAAGAAATGAAGCCAACGCTTGTTACTGAAAGCAATACCAAAAATCTGTGACCAGAATCTGTTCGCAGTAACCATTGAGTAAGTCTCTTCCTCTTGCGTAGGTTCAAATGCTTTGAATGTATTTGCTTGCTCACTATCTTCAAATAGAGTGTTTTCTACTGTTGCTCCGTGAATTGCACAGAGTAGTGCTCCTCCCAGAATACCAGCAACTCCCATCATATGAAAGGGGTTGAGGGTCCAGTTGTGGAAACCCTGAAGGAATAGAAGGAACCTGAAGATTGCTGCTACCCCAAAGGAGGGAGCAAAGAACCAACTGGATTGTCCCAGTGGATACATCAGGAATACTGAAACAAATACTGCAATAGGACCAGAGAATGCAATAGCATTATAAGGACGGATGCCTACAAGACGAGCAATCTCAAACTGGCGAAGCATGAATCCAATCAAACTAAAGGCGCCGTGGAGTGCCACAAAAGGCCAGAGTCCCCCAAGTTGGAACCACCTGACGATATCCCCTTGAGCCTCAGGACCCCAGAGCAGAAGAAGAGAATGACCCATAGCGTCTGCTGGAGTACTAACTGCCGCAGTAAGAAAGTTTGCACCCTCAA